CTTACGGCTGAAATTATACTCGGGATGAAAATACAACCGCCTTGCATACGGAGTGCTTGACACAATTTTAACCGTGCCGTTCCAACTCTGCACACAATCTTCAAAGGTATTTTCGTTCTGAAGATTACCCGTATCAAACGGCATTACCTGCGTGTTTTTCACCTGTTTAAGAAGTGCGTCACCTGTCTGTTCAAGAGCCTGTTGCTTTGCCTTGTCAAGCTGTTTTACAACAGGCATATTGAGTTTGATTTTTGATGATACCGAAAATCCCATTAAATCACATCCAATTCCGTAAAATTAACTGTACCGTCAGGGTTGCGGTGTTTTGTACCCTGTACGATACTTCGCTTCACACCGTCAAGGATTACAAAGCCACCGCTTAAAGTGGGGCTGTCGGGGGCAATATCGCCGTCAAAAAGCAAGACAGCCGACACCTGAACAATTTTCTGCTCTTTGGTATAGACCGTCTTTGCCTTTGACTGCACATTGCATACAGCATTGCCTCCGCAGCGGAGATTTGACGGATAAAGATTTTCGGAGGGATACAGATTTTTGCATTCAAACACGGTCAGGGGTGTTCCGTCTTCGGTAACACCCTCACCGTAGATTGTGACCTCGACAGGAGTTTTGCAGAACTGCTTTTTTACAAGTGACGGAAATTTCACGGTTTTCACGCACCTTTCAGATTGCAGGATAACAAAGTCCTGTTGATTTTAGCAACGCATAGAGGTCGGCAGGAATTGCCACTCCGCTGATGCACATTAAATTCCAGCTTGCGCCAAATTCCATTGATGTGCCGTTGATTGAATAGCTTTTCAGGTAGGAAGAAATCATATCGGCATTTTCTTCTTCAAAAGCAGTAAGTCTGCTATGCACTCTGCCGATGATTCTCTTCTGCATTTCCGAAAGTTTTTCAAAATCAATGCGGTTAAAAGTCAGAACATCAATGTGTTCGGCAGAGATAATACTGTTTTCATCTCCGCCCTGATGTTCAATGTAATCGGCATACATTACGCAACCGCCGTTGTGTCAACATCGGCATAAATGCTGTCAATTTTGCCGTCCTTGCCGTTCGGGAATACGAATGTGTCGGAAAGCGAACGGTTCTGATAGAGCCAGCCGTCACCCTCTGTGTGTGAGCCGGGAGCAAAGAAGTAAATGCTTGAAATCTTCGGAACAGTCTTGCAGGTTTCACCGCAGGCAACAAGAACATTGATTTTGTGAGCGCCTGTTGCAGGCTCAAAACCGCCGTCATCGGGGTTAAAGTTGAAGTTATCGTAGAAACGCTCATCGTCAATAACCTCGATGATAGGGCAACCGTCAATCTCGGTCACTCTTGTTTCAATGCCGATACCGCCCTCTGCAATCTGTGTAAGCTCAATCTTACGAGTGAACTCCGTTGACTGTTCAAGGCAGTCCATAATGTGAGATGTCACATAGGCAACAAGTGTGCCTCTTGCCTTGTATCTGCGGAGTTTGCCGGCAGAGAGAATTGTTTTGAGCTTTGAATAAGCGTTCTCCTTAGTCCACTCCGATGTCTTTGTTGAAGAATGATATCCGTCTGTTGCCTGAGCCTTTGTTGCAACCTTTGAGAAGAAAAGTGCATCGGTTTCGGGAGCAACCTGTGTCTGCTCAAACACCTTTGAAATATTCTCAACCTTTGCGGTTGCGTTAGTTTCGTCAACATCTGCCTTATCCACAAGGAACTCAATATCTCTGTCGTGCTCGCAAGTGAAAGGAACATCTGTCTGTGTATATTTGCCTTTGTTCCAACCGCCCTCTCTGCTGTGGTTCTTAAAGCCTGTTGTTGACATCTGTGTAAAGTGGAATGTTCTTGCACCCACCCACTTTACATTTGAAGTGATGAATGGTGAAGTAAGTGTGCCCTGCATAAGAATTTCGAGCAGATCAGGGCTGAACTGCTCGGCATAGTTATTTGTGTTTGCCATGATTTTTTCAATCCTTTCTTTGGTTAAATATTAAATCTGTTCCATTTCTTTGTCGGAACATTTGCCTTTGGTTTTGTACCGTCCGATGTACCGTTGCCGTCACCGCCGATTTTCTTAACTCCTGTGCCGTTCTCGGCAGGTTTGCCCTTGAGTGCGGGGATATCGTCAAGCACCTTTTTAACAGCCTCTGTCAGCTTTTCCGCATTGACCTTGTCGTCTGTCACAGCCTTTGAAAAGTCTGCAATTTTAAGCACATACGGAACGGTTGCAATGTCAACGCCCTGTTTTACGGCTTCGAGGGTTGCCGATTGGTTGACTTCTGCCGTGAGCTTTGCGTTGTTTGCAGATTCAACTTCCGACTGCATTTTTGCAAAGTCGGGAGTGTTCTCGGCTTTCTGCTTTTTAAAAGCACCGATAGCCTCTTTCATCTCATCGGCTGACAATCCCTGCTCCTTAAAATAAGACTTCAAAACGGTGTCCTCTGTCACGCTCTGTTTGCCTGTAATAAGGCTTGCGAGCTTGTCATAATCAAAGGCAGGAGCGTTTCCCTGTGGAGTTCCCTGCGGTGCAGGTGTCGGTTCATTGGGGGTTGGTGTTGGATTTGGTTCTGCCATTTTTTTCATATCCTTTCAGTTTTTCGGGTGTCTCCCGTAATCAGTTCATAGAGTGTCTCTCTGTTTCAGTTTTGCACGGTGTCTCCCGTAGTTTAATGTCTTCGGACAATAAAAAAGCACCTTACATATTCGTAAAGTGCTTAATCTGCTTTTTCTGTTTTTTCTGTTTTAACTGCTTTGGCTCTCGGCTTTTTGGGAGCGTCAGACTTGACCTCTTCTGCAAAACCGCCGTCAATGAGTTCCTTTGCTCTCTGCTCGGAGCATTCAAAAACTTCATTCACAGGTCGGGTTACATAACCGTTCTGCCTGTCGTTAAATGCTGTTGTTACTCTGATTTTCATTCTGTCACCACCTTTCTAAACCGGTCGAAATCGACGGGTTTAAATGCAAAAAGCACCCTATAATCAACATTGCTGTCGATTATAAAATGCTCAATTCGTAATTTTATGCTGTTTTTGTGAATTGCATATAACAAAACCGCCCTTTTTACGGAGCGGTTAGATTATGCCACTATCTTTTAGATATTGCATTTTTTGTTTCTCTCTAAGCTTACTGTAAAGTGCTTCAGCATCTTTAGCTTCTTGTGGAGCATCTTCACGCAAAGTGACATTTAAACCATTTGTTACAAGGTACGGCTTAAACGCATTCCATAGAGATTTTTGTTCTTCAGTTTGTATCAATCTCATACTATCATCACCCTAAAAGTTTGCTGACTCTGTACTCGTTATACACTTCATCCATAGCTTTATCTTTTAAGCATTCAAAAGCATACTCACTTATATCCTCTATATTATAACCGTTATTTATCAATTTTTCAACCTTTGGAGCATAAATTTTATTAAGGTAATCGCAATATTCAAAATAATCGTTAATACTTCCGAATTTTGCTCTGTAATTTTTAGCGTCTTGCCAATGAATCAGTTCGTGCAGAATTGTACTCAATCCGTCTTGCGGACAAGCCAAGTTTTCTTGTAAATCTGACAAATCACTTGTTGAAAAGTATGCTGAATTGACATTTAGAACATTTTGCATTGGCATATATGAAGCAATAGCATTTACTCGCATTTCTTCGGGAGTGACAATACAAATTTCAGGCTTTCCGCTTGTTTCAACCTCTCCGAGCATATCAAACGCTTTTCTCACTTGCATATCAAAATTATGAAGTTCTTTTCGTTTTAGCTTTACCTTATCTGAAATATAAACATTATCACACAATGTATTTGCCTTGTGGGTATCAATTGTAATTGTTTCGCCCTCAATTTTGCGTTCAAAAGTTTTTGATATATCTTCTTCAAAAACAGGTCTGTAATATTTCTGTTCATTGGTGTTTAGTGAGAATTGCTTTGTCTTTTCTTCAAGCGTATTCGCCCTATCGTGCCACTCATCGGCTCGGGTTTGGGCAATGCGTTTATTGTCCTCGTCAAGACTGTATTCGGCACGGCGGTCAAAGCGTTCTGCCTGTCGCTGTGCATACTGCTGTTTTTCCTCAATTCCTCGCTGACGGTCAAGCTCTTTGATTTCATCTTCAGACAACGGTGCGTCCAAATCATCAAGTTCGGGATAATATGTACTTGTGCTGTCCTTACATCTCGGATGAAACAAACCGTTCTTGATTGCGGTTGAGAGAAGCGGATAGTTTCCGTCTGACTTTTTGCCGTTTGAATAAACATCGTCAATAAACACCTTGCCGATATATTTTGCACAATCGGGGCAACCGCCCTGTCTTGAGTTCACAACAACGAGGGATACTCCCCATTCGGCTCGCTTTTCGCCCTCACCACGCAGATAGGCTCTTTTGTTGGCTGTTTTAACCGCCATATCCGCATAATCCGAGAGCGTGTGCCTTGCACCATTTTTGTATTCCACACAATTAAGACCTGCGTTGAGCATATCTTTACACGCCATATCAACGGCTTTTTCGTATGTAACCGCACCCGTGTTCATTGCAACCTGTGCGTTAAAAATCGCCTTGCGGTACTTGTCGTTGCTCATACGCAAAACTGCCGTTTCTGCCCTCTTCAAATCGTCTGTGGTCGATTTTATGAGTGCGTCAAGTTTACGGTCATTCACCTTAAAAAACTCGGCTGTGCTGTGTTCTGACGGCTTTTTCGGGGCTTTGAAACCGTCCTTGACAGCTTCAAGAATTTCTGCCTCCTGACTTGCATTTCCGTCAGCTTTGGCAGTGCGAATCATCTCTTCAACCTTGCTGTTAATGTTTTTGAAACGCTTGCCGAATTTCTTTGCGTTGTGCTTACGGTACTCTTCAAGACTTTTGAGCTGTTCAGCCTGCCATTGTGTCCAGTTGTAACCCTCTTTGGTTTCTTCGGCTCTGTGACGGCTGAAATTTCTCATCATGCTGTCAATCAGTTCATCTTCGATTTTTTCAAAGACTTCTCTGATATTGTAATCACTCATTGTTTACCTGTGTATCGTTCTGTTCGGGATTGCTTTCGGTTTTTTCTGCATTATTTTCCGCATTTTCTTCATCATCTGCGTTATTGTCAGGTTCTTCTGTGTCGGTAAGGTCCACATCGTCAAGCTCCGATTTTTCTTCTTCGCCTGCAATGCCCTGTTCTTCCTTAATTCTCTGCACCTCTTCGGCTTTCCAATCCTCCGACTTGCTGTCGCCGTAAAGCTCGTCAACCGAGGTTTCAACTGACATCAAACCGCCCTGTCTTGCTTTTGACACGGTTTCAACCTGACTTTCAAAGCTCGGATTTGCATATTCGCCGAAGTTTACGGATACTTCCAAGCCCTCAACAATACCCTTGCCGTTAAGTTCACCGTCTGCATTGAGTACAACTGCAACAAGGCTTTGAAGTGCGTTCTGCGTAATTTTCACAAGGTTCTGCCTTGTGTAAAGGGTTGTCTTTTCCTTTTCACGCTGAGCGTCTGCATTATCAAGCTTCTTCGTATCAATGCCGAGAGTTGACGGCGATATAATGCCCTGTAAGCAGAGGTCGAGGGCAGTAATGTATGAACTCAAATAGCTTTCGTGCTGAATCTGCGGACTTTCGGTGTAAATCCTGTTGCCGTTGCCGTTTTCAGACATATCGTTGCCCACGGTGATAAATCGGTTGTCAAACGGATTTGGCGATATTGGCTGACAGGTTTCGGGATTTCTCGGAACAAGGCAATCAGGCACATACTGCTTTGTTCGGCAGGCTCTGAGTGCGTCCATCCACTGTGACCACACTTCATCAAGGCTGTCGAAAGCGTCTGTTTTTATGCCGATAATGCCTGCACCTCTGCCCTTGTGGCACGATTTGCCGTAAAGGACAGGTACAGCCCACATATATGATTCGTCAAATGTAACACCCTTTGAATCAATCCACGAAAGAGCGTCAACCGTGTGCAGGTCAATCTCTTTGCCGTTGTCATCATACAAAGCATAGTGAATATAGCCGTAACCGTATGTTTCTTCAAAGCGGTAACGGCGGTGTTTTTGCGTGTAATCGGTGTAAAACTTAACCTCTCGGATTCTGCCACGCACATATGTAAAGTCGATGTTTTCGGCAGGATACCATTCAACAATCGGAACATCTGATACAGCCGTGTCAAAACTGACCTTAAAAGCACCGTCACCGACAACACATAGGTCACGAAGCATTTGTTTAACCGTGTCGGACAATTTGTTCTGCTTTTCAATATCTTCCCAACGCTCTGCATAAGCGGTTGAATTTTTACTTGTAACATCTGTGCCGTTGTAGTCGGAAATTACGATATTCACAAGCGTTTCGCAGATGAGTGCCGGCAAGCCCGTGTGTATTTTACGGATTTCAAGCCCCTTTGTGCTTTTTGCCGCCCAAAACATAGTTTTGTTTGTATCAATCTGCCTGTACAGCTCCGCAAGCTGTCTGCTGTTGCCCCAATACCAAATGCGATTGATAAAGCACTCGGTCAGATGATTGCTTGTTTCGGTGACGGTAATTGTTTTGTCGCTTGCAGGAGTAATCTGCAAAAAGTTTTTAATTCCAGATCTGATAGATTCAGCCATTCTGTTAATCAGCCCCATTTATTTCACTTCCAATAATATTTTTAAACGGCAGCCACGCATATTGACCGCTGTTAATGCAATGGTCGTGACCGTCCTCGGGTGTGTTGTCTTTATCCTCTCGCCAGCTATAAATTTCAAACTCGGCAATCGTGTTTTTACAATGTTCAAGCACAAAATAACAGTCGGTGGCAAGCCAGCCGAGTACAAGATTGATTCGGTCGATAATCTTCGTTTTCTTCCATGCATTTGCAAAGTCATAGACACAGCCGTGCTGTCGCTTATACTTTTGAAATTCGGTAATAGTCGCTTGGTCGGCGCTGTCAATAAAAGCCGTGCGTGCAAAGCCCCATTCATCACGGTTGCGGTCAAGGAAATCAATAAAATTCTTCACCGTGTCACTCGGGGCAATAGGTGTTTGCATTTCAGCGTTGTTATAAACTCTTTCATCAAGCTGAACACACTTGCCGTGATTGGTAATGCCGTAAAATGTCATTGCGATAGTGTCAGGCGACTTCTGCGAATAGGCGGTATCAAGACCTGCGGTGAACTGAACAAAGTGTTCCGACTTGCGGTTACAGTTCAAAAACTTTCCTGCCCACTCTTTTGATTTGATATGTCTTGCCCTCTCAAAATTCGGGAACACAAGACCT